GTAGATGTTGCCCTCTTCAATCATATGCTCTTTCATACCTTTAATTGCAGTCATTTCAGCTTCCTTAATAACTGTTAGGCCGCGCTCTTCATATTCTTTTTTAAGCTCTTTGTTAGCATTGGTATAGGGAGATCCCATTACTACCGCAACAGTATTATTAAACTCTTCCTCACCCTCTACTAGCAAAGCGTGAGCAGCTGTACCAAAGTTCATTGCAGGAGTTGTCTCTTGGACTTTCTCCACCGCATGCAGTTGCGATTTGCCAAAGGCTCTAATCTTACTGCTACTAATTCCAACACCCGCATGGTAAACAGGGTTGGGTATATCTGAGAACACCAGGGTGTCGCCCTTTTGCTCAGACTCAAATTCTTTTAGTTCTTCTATTATCATATTCATACTCCAAAATCATCGTTTGCACGACACTATCATTAAGCATTGGCTGAGGCCAATACCGCAACTTGTTGTATAAGTTTAGCATGTTGTCTTCAAAAGACAGTCGCTTGTTATACATAGGGTTTCCTATCGAATCCCAAAAATCTTCTATTTGTTCTAAGGTATCTCTACCACCGCCAACATATTTTAATTCTGCTTCTGTATAGTCATAGGGTATAAACATAAAATCTCCCGTCTCTTTCCTAAATGGATAACAACGTGTTGGCTTACCTATCTGCATAAATATGATTGACGATATTAGGGAACTTGCCCGAATAATCTACTTTAATTAAATCTGGTTTGTTAACTTCTGTTTGTCTAAACAAAGCTTCATCTACTGTAGAGGGTGGGGATCTTCGCAAACTATCACCACTTACCATTTTGTTCCACCAAGCCACAGCTTTCTCTCTTGCATAGCCCGAATGTTCAAAGCAGATGTACTCACTAATAATCTTATTGGGTGTCTTGTAGCTGACCTTGAGTACAGGCAACGGCTTGCCTTGTTTCTGATGATTACCAAACCACATGTTTATAACTTTGGTATCGTAGCGTTCTTTCTTAGCTGTCTTAGAAATAATATCTAACTTAGATGCAACCAGCTCTAGCTCTAGCTTACGCATAGGATAGATATAGCCACAATCTGGGCAAGTAGTTACAGCTTTAGGTACATATGATTGGCATTCTGGACAGCTCTTGACCAGGGCTTCACCTGTCTTTTTGCGCTTGCCTTTTTGGTTGGGCGCTATTTGATTGATTGGACCATGACGCTCAATATTCTTGGCAAAGTCTAGAATTAAACAATCTTTCTTACCCTCTGCTATACGCATGCCTCTACCCATCATTTGCACATATAAGCCTGGTGAATGTGTAGGTCGCAGCATTATAATTAAATCTGTATTTGGGGCATCAAAACCTGTTGTTAACACATCGCAATTAACCAAAGCTCTAATCTTGCCAGCTTTATAGTCTGTTATTAGCTGATCTCTTTCGTTTTGATTTGTATCTCCTGTTACCACGCGAGAGGTTATATTGTTGGCATTTAAAATATTGCTGACCATTTCCGCATGATTAATACCAGCACAAAAGATTAACCATTGTTTTCTGTTTGCGCCTTTGATTAAAACTTCTTGCATGGCTTTGTTGGTTCGGCCGCTATCGTTCATCTTGGCCTGCAAGTCTGTTTGAATAAACTCGCCCCCTCTCAAACCTATATCATCAATCTCGTATTCAGTATCCATACATTTAGTTACTAGAGGTGATAAGTAGCCGTCGTCAATTAACCGAATAAAGTTATCACCACTACCAAAGTCTATTGCGACATCATCAAAGATAGATCCCTCGCCTTCAGTTAACATACCAGAGTTAAGTCTATATGGAGTAGCGGTAAATCCAACCACACGTAAATTTGGGTTGCGTTCTTTAAGGGCGACAACGAGGGAGCGGTACATTCCCTCGCCGTCTTTTGGAACAAGATGCGCTTCATCAATAGCGAGGAGATCGAATAAGGGCAGTTGATCCACCTTGTTCCAAACTGATTGGAGCTGAGCATAGATAATATCGTTATCTGTATCTCGACTCTTTAAGCTGTTGCCATACAAACCTATATCTCCATAAGGCCAAGCGTCTTGTAGCTTTTCGTAATTTTGAAAAAGTATTTCTTTAACATGCGAAACAATCAAAGTTTTTTGTTTCTTTTGTTCGTTCATATGCAGCACAAAGTCTGCAATTACATGAGACTTACCAGAGCCTGTTGGCATGACAACTAAAGGATTGCCGTCTTCTATAGCAATATAGTTTTCTAAAGCATCTAGAGCTTCTTGTTGGTAATCTCTTAACGGCATTTACTTCTTTTTCTTTTTAGGAAAAACTTTCTTTACAACTTTAGATAACTTGCCAGACTTCATAATTCGATCAAGCCTGTTGATTGTTTTAGCTTTTTTATTTTTCATCTTTATTTGCATAATCAGTTTTAGTTTCTTTACCGCTTGCATATTTTAATTTTCTAAAATGTTCTCCAGCACCTTTTTGATATTCATACCAAACTATTTTTTTATCCTCTTCTTCAGCTTGAAGTTTTTTTCTTTGCTTCTCTACATTTTTTTTATACTGAGTCATTTTCTCTTGATCCCCCTGGTAATTGTTCAACGTCAAACCAACCGCACGGATAATTTACACCTCTCATTTTCCTTGACCTCTATATTTTTTACGTGTTTTGCGTTTGTTAGTTCCAGCGCCTCGGCTAAGCCTTGAGTCGCCAATAGATGTTTTCTTTTTAATACTTTGTATTTTTTCTTTAATCCAAGTCTTTGCCATTGTTTTTTTCCTCTAGTTGTTTATAAAATTCTGCAACTGCCATTATCTCCTGCCAAGTGCCGTCGCTTTTAATACAGTTGGCCCGATGAGAAACAATAAGAATGTTGCCTATAACATAACCTTTGTTGTTGTCTATTCGTTCTAAAGTTGGAGAGTTGTGTTTGTCTTTATGTCCATGCACAAGTTTAATACCAAGAACTGGACACTTAAAATCTTTTGGCCATATATCCCAAATGTCTTGGGCTTTAAGAGTGCAGGGTGGCCAACCCCTGTCTAAAGTTCTACGCCTAGCACCAGATAACATTTTATGAGCCCAATACGAGAACTGAGTTCTTTTATTTTCGTTGTAACAAGATTTACACTCCCACCGAAAAGGCGGAGCTTTTTTTAGTTTTCTATTGGGAAAGTTTGATGAGTTCAATTCTTTTGTTTCCTTGCATATAGGACATTTTCTCACTTTGGGTCAATAGCCTTTAAATATAGTTCTTGCCAAAACTTAACTTGGTGCAAGAGATCGTTGTTTTGTTGAACAATGTCTTCTAAATTTATTTTGCTATTGTCTCCTGGTATGCAAATAGAAAAAAATATATTGTTTCTGTCTACTTCTTTTTCAAACTTATCGCGCAATAAGTCTGGAAGATTGGTAGCATTTGGATCTACTTTATCTAAGTAAAACTTTGCTTGAACTAAAACTTCTCTTTCTTTTTTTAACTCTTTCATAAATGTTTATTCATCAACCAAATAAAATAAAGCAAGCCACCCACAAAGTAAGTGGCTATCACCCCTAAAATCCAAAGAAAAAACTCAAGCATTATTTAGACGCTTCCTTATAAGCATGCTCAAATAAAGCTGGGTGATGTTGACGAATGTATTCAACAAACTTGCTCAACCTTTCAGTTGATTGCATGTCATCTTCTACATCCGCAGTATGCTTGGGAGCTGGTAATCCTGGTTGTAAAGCTTTCATACCTTCCCTTATAAAATCTATCTCTGTCATTGCCATAATCTTCTCCTAATTAATTATTTCACTAATAGTATAAAATTTAAGTTGCTTTGTAAACACCTTTTGATATACTAAGGGTATATTTATTTTGGAGAACATAAATGACGATAGATAAAAGAATGTCAGATTACGTGGACCACACCAGAGATTACTTACAACAACTGGTGTGCCAAATCATTAAAGTTTATTTGCAGTCTGCCAGCGTTGAGATTTCTAATCCAGACGCAACCTTACAACAGATAGAAGCTGACAAGGATCGCTTGATCGATATGATTAATAATTTGGCCGAGGTCGAAAAGAGAAAGATCAAGACGCATTAACATGGTTGAGTATCAAGGTAAAAAAGTCACAGTCAGAACCAAAGTCAAACATGAATTGTCTGACGTGGTTATTGCTTGGGTCAACCAAGTTGTCAAAAATCCAGAAGATGTCATTGTTGATTGGAATCAAATGACAGCAAAGGAACAAGAAGAGTTTGAAAGACAGGCTTTCTTGTTAGAGGGTAAACTCCACAAAGTTATCGGCGTGGCGTTTGCAGAAATAATTAGTAGCAGTAACTACACTAAAAAGATATAGGAGAAGGTATGAGTAGAATTGGAGATTTCTTAATAGGGATGCAAGAGGACGCTGAATGTGTTTCAGCTTCTTGCGATTCGTTTGAAAAGTTCGCAAAGGAGATGCGAAAGCTGAATATTTTATACACGCCAAGTTTATTAGAGGACTATTGGGAAGGGTATGTCCATTCTCAAGAACCCCCTTGCTAATCGCGAACAGGCAATCATTCGGCTTGTATAAACAATAGAAGTGCAGTTGCGACGGGGTTTATTCATCCTCGTCTCCAGGGACTTTGAGGTGTAGTCTTGCAACGATACACACCTCACCTTTATTATTGGAGATAATATGTTAAAAGCAGACGGATTTGACGAAGCCATTATCGGTATGGCTGACGATATCGCAACCAGCGGCCAAAGATTAATCTACGACGCCAACAAGTGCATTGATATTCTTATTAAAGATCACGACATGAGCGAGCTAGAAGCCATAGAATATTTTGAATTTAACGTCTCTGGCGCTTACGTTGGAGAAAACACACCTATTTGGTTATACCCATACGAAGATTTATAGGCTAAACTATTTGAATGAAGATAGTAGAAATGAAGAAAGGCCCACCCACCATCGAAGAAGGTCGACGCAGACTCGACACACTCTTTGAAGATTTTATTTCTAGAGGAGCTGACGCAGAGTTTACCGCTTTGTTGATCTTTACTTACGGCGTAACCGAAACTCTTAATTACGCGCAATCGGTCGAAGAAGGCGTTAGAAAAATAGACGACATACTTAACGCAGAGTTTGGCCTAGAAAAAGAAATCGTTTTTACCCCAGATTTTCTTTCAGACGACCCCGAATAGTTTTGTCACGTTTTTCTGACAAAAGTACCCCCTTTTGGGTCGAATCACGCGCGATTTGGCTTAGTTTTGTCAAAGTGTCAGAAGTCTCTGACAGCTAGAAACGTGATAAAAATGCACTTTAGGCGTTTTGTCATATTGTCAGGACACCCCTTAAATAACCCTTATATTCCCCTCATAATTGTAAAATATAAGGGGGGGTAAGAAAAAGTATGACAAAACTAATAAATAAGGTATATATATAAAAACATATATATTATTATTTATTATATTAGTAGGGCTTAGAGAGGTACTGATAGTTTTGTCAGAGTTTTGTCAAGAGCTCTGACAAAAGTAGGAGGAGATATGTATAAATTAGTTAAGAAATGTCGAGAGGTTTTACCGCTAGAAATCATTGTTTTGCTAGAAAGACCAGATGTAGTAGAATTAGTTAGGTATTTTAACGGAACGCTAATTAGCTATAAGGTGAGAGATGAGCAAGGACGAATCGAGGATCAGACAGAAAGTGAAGGTTGAGCCTACACTTGCAGATGCAGAAGATATGCCAGTTGAGTATATGAATCATAACGAGAAGAATCTAACCAAGCGTCAGCGTTTGTTAGTCTGGAATGCAGTCAACGATCCTACGCTGACTTTTGCGGAAGCTGCAAAGAAGGCAGGCTTTAAGAATCCAAAGGTTGTTAGTCGGTACATGGGGCCCAACGGAAAGTATCAGCACGTTTATAGAGAATATGAAAGATTGATGGCGGAAGCGAAAAAGAAATTTGAGCTTACGCATGAGGGCGCAGTTGAGGATTTATATAAGCTTAGAGATGATGCCTGGAGTGCAGGTAATTTTACAGCGGCGATTAACGCGCAGAACTTACTTTTGAAAGTCGGGGGCCTTATTGTCGATCGTCGGGAAGTATTGCATGGGAAGGTAGATCAAATGAGTCGGGATGAGGTAGAAAGACGCTTAGCGGATCTACTCGGGAAGAAGGCTATAGAACATAAGTCGGGGATTGAGATTGCAGATCTGTCGGGATCGGGGGAAATAGAAGTCGGGGAAATCGTCGGGGAAGAAGAAATTAAGAAACCGAGCAAAGCTAGACCTATACCAGAGGAAGCAAAAGACGAGGACGAGGATTAGTCCTCATCATACTTGTAATAGAGTTTAATTTCATTCGGTCTTGAATCTGGGGATTCATCTTCAGTCATTCCACATACAGAGCAAGACAAGGTATTTGTTTTAAGATGTATGTAATTAGTTTCACATTCACAATCCCAATATCTGGGGTCGGTCTTAACTGTCATCTTGGGTCTCCTCGGTATCTATAACATTAATAATTGTTTCATTCTCATAACCATAACCAAGTCCGTTGCCTGTTAAGACTTCGTTATCGGTATCATATTCGTCGTTAGCAACTAAATTCTCTGCTTCTTGTTTAGTTTCAGCTTGAACAGTTATCTCTGAATAACCTGTCCAACTGGTAATTACTTTAAATGTTTTCATCTTGAGTCTCCTTGGCTAAATAGCCTGTTAAATATTGTTTACCTTTAGTTTTTTCTATCAATCTAAACATTTCATATATAGCAGTTTCATCTGAAGATTTTAAATCTTCTTTCATTTGCTCTATTA